TCTCAAGGTTGATGGCACGGTCAATGATCTTGAGCCGTATATCAATCTCTTGCTCAGACGAGTTCTTGAGCAGCTCCGAGATGGCTTTTTCAAGATCTGGATTGATGCCAGAAACTTTTTTACTCATCGTGCACCCGCTAAATAACCTACACCGTATCCAGCAGCAGTTGTTCCAAGAATGGCTGTAATGCCTTTTTTAATTAAACTTTTAGCCTGTTCGCTCTGCCCATACGCATCGTCAACCATTTTTATCTGGCGAAGGATGTCCGCATATTCTGTGTCGTTTATCGAACCTTTTATGCGAAGGTTTTTTGCAATTTCATTTGCTTTTGTAGAAACCTGATTTAGGTCAACAGTTTCTAATTCTGTGGCAAATCTATTCAAAACATCCGCACGAGACGCAGCTTCAGCTTTTGCGGCAGTTGGTGCAGCGGCTTCTGTTTTAAGACGACTTTCTGCTTGCAAAGCGCGGTTTTTCGCATCAGTTGCAATTTTTTCAGGTGCAACTTTGACTTTCTCAGCCGCTGCTTGACGTTTTAATGCAAGGCTACGAATGCGTTCTTGTTCTGTAATTGCTCTTTGAGCCTGTCTTTCAATGCCGGTGGCTTCAGAAACAGCACTTTTGGCTTGAGTAATATCTTTCTTCACTTGAGCCAAAGCAGCATCACCAGCCGCACGAGCTTTGGAAACAGTGTTAAAATCTTCATACAAGCCAAGCTGGTTCAACACGCCTTCGTTGTTTTGCAAAAACCGACGCAGAGCATCCGTTGTCGGAACGCGCCCAGCCCCAAACAGTTCACGGTTAAAATAAGCCTTTGCCGCATTTCTGATTTCAGGGTCTTCTTGGAGCAACCGAGTAAAAACAGGATGACCTTCTTTTGCTCTTTGAATGACGCGCCCAGCGACGTCAGCAGAACCCCTCAGAAACTCTTGAGACATTGAGTCGGCATCAAGAACGGCTTTCAATGGCCCTTTACGTTCGACAATATCAAGAGGTCGAGACAATTGCGCGTATTTAGCCAAAGCTTCTTTATAAGGCGGGTAAACACGAGAATTTCTCAAAAGCATGTCTTTGATCTCAGACACATGATGAACAGCCGCAGCGGCGTCCCCCGACATGCCATTAGCCATTTGTATCTGCTTTGTTGAGATAATCCTGTCTAGGGCTTTGCGAAGGCTGTCAGTGCTTTGAATGTTCAATGCGCCGACTTCTTTGCCTCTGACAATTGTTGTCAGTTGGTTTTGAATTGTTCTAAGCGCATTTTCAATTGAAGGGTCTCGAACATTTTTAAGGATCTTATCAATACGTTTGATAATTGGTTCCGTATTAACAATTGGGCGATTTCCAGCACCGGCAATAGCTTTTCCAAATCCCGCAAGTTCTTCACGCGCAACAACACCATTTGTGCGGATGTTTTCAACCGCATCTCGTAAAATGTTTCCAAATTGCTCTGGGCGCATTTGCTCGCCGCTCAACAACCGTTGTTCTAGTTGCTGAACTGCCGCTTCAGATTGAACAGCCCGTGATTCAACTTCAGACAGTATGACTTTTGTCTCAGCTTCATTCAGGCCAGCTTCTTTGGCAAGAGATTGAGCTTTAGCAACTCGATCCCTTTGACGCATTAAAGCTGCTTCTTTAACATCAGCCATAGTTTCAACAGGCGCACCCGACTGACGAGCCGCACGTTCCATAGCTACTTGGTCACGGTTAGCAATCTGTTCTTGGGCTTGGCGAATACGGGATAAGTCATATTCTGCTTTAGAAGCTACTTGGCTTTGGGTCGCTATCTCTTCTTGCGTTAGTGCTTTAGTGACACCGCGCAATTCTTCAGCAACTTTTTCGGCCCCTACGCCACGAGCAGTCCTTATTACCTCAGGAATTTTTCCGACGTAACCTATTCCTTCTCCAAGCAACTTTGTGCCTTTAATAAAAGTTGCAGGACCAAAAAATTCTCCAAGTCCTCTGGCAGCTTTTTGGCTGGGTGTTTTTGCTTCTCCAAATAGAGCTTTGCCAGTTTCTTCAATACCATACGGAACATGATATGATGGTTTTGTAGAAATATCAGCACCAGCAGCTTTAGCTCCAGACCGAACTAAAGATTCTAATTCTCCTGGTATATTTAAGAGTTCTGGCACTGCGCCGACTGTACCAGCAACAACGCCTTTAGCAACTTCGCCAAATAATCTAGGATCTCCGTACCGTTGACGAGGATCAGCACGATTAGTTGCAAACCCAATTTTTTTAGAAGAAGGAGCTTTTGCTTCTTCAAATGAAAAAGTAGATTTATCCTGAGGTGATGGTTTTAATGCTTCTTCAAAAGAAAATGTATTAGCCATTATTGACCACCTATAGACTCAAAAGCAGTTCCGTTCCACCGAGCTGGCCCTCTAGGAGTTTGATAAACTTTCCCGACAACAGCCTCAGCCGCGCTCTTTGGCATGGGCAAAAGAGCTTCTCCACCAGCAGAAGCCGCAGGAGCAGCTTCAGTGGTAGTTTTGGCCCCGTATTGTCTCATCAATGCATTGGTTCCACTAGAAAGCAAAGGATACTTCTGCTCGTTAATTTCTTTTTTATTGCGTTCAATGTCCAATTTATAGTTTGAAAGGACAGAATCGCTTTCTCTTGCACGTTCCCTAATGATGTCGATCAATGTGTCAGGACCGTACTTTTGGCTATACCATCCACCAATCATGCGTTCCAAGAACACAGTTGGTCGACCAGTTGCGGCGGCGTCTTTCAATGACAGAGACTGAAGCATTTTATTAATGACTGCTGCTCTTTGGGCCAAATCTCTTTTTTCTGGAGATTCTTGTCCATATTTAGTCAATTCATTAGATACTGCGGTGTCAAATTGAGACATGTCTCTAAATGTACCAAACACAGGCTCGGCTTTACGGGCCATGTCTGCAATAAGACCAACTGCATCTTGGTTTTGAGCAATCATCTTTGCTACATTTTCGGCTTCGTCACGCATTTTTTTAGCGTTATCAAGTTGCGTAATTTGTCCTGCTGTTAACTTGGATGATGCAAGGAACCTACGAGTTTCTGCTTGATTCTCAGGAGGTTGTTCAGCCAAAGCAGTTGCTGCAAACGGGCCAGCAGGAGTTCCTCCTCCAATAGACATCACTGAAGGGAGGTTCTTGGCAAGCTCTTTAGCAACAGGATCTACAAAGTTATGGAATTGATTTAGACCCGAAACAACACCATCGCGCTTAACAATCGCCAGCAAGTTCTTGGCATCTAATCCAGCCAAATCACGTTCCAAACCAGCTTGTGCGCCAGTTAAATTGACTTTTGCACCCTCGATAGCACGATCAAAAGCCTTCTGGATCTGATCCTGATGCATCTTAAAGTTCTGAAGTTCTTTTTCAAACTTTGTCTTTTCAAACTCAATACGCTGTTGATTTCCGGTCTGGTAGCCCTTTAGCACACCATCCATAGCCTGAAGCGCACCAATCCCACTCATTTGGCCCTTACCGCCAAACAAAGCACCCGCGAGAGGCAACAAGGCAGCCATGCTAGCAATACCGCTAGCAGTGCTCTGATCAACCTTAAACTCAGGCGGTTTAGCCATCAGTTCAGGCTCATACTTTTTGCTTATGTTGGCATACTGAGAAGCAAACTGTTGAGCTGTGCGAGCTTTTATTTCTGCCTTTTGAACGCCAATGTCACCGGCTTCCTTGGCATAAGTTTCTTGAGCCTTTTGCTTTTCTTCCATAGGTTTTTTGTAGATAGACTCATAAAGACCACTTAGGTCTGCACCTAGGGTCTGAGGCAAGGTCGATGACTTAGGAGCTATGTCGAGGTTATTTTCGTCAACCATGAGTCACCTTATTTCAAACCAGCAGCCATAATTGTAGCAAGGCTTTGATACACACCAGCAGCCGCCTGATTAGCTTGCTGAGACATGTTAAGACGCATACTAATGCCCTGTGTCGTACCAGACAGTTCAGACTGAATAGCAGCAGCCAACTGAGCATTAGCAGGGCCAAGAAGGTTCAATGCCATTGATTGTTGATTGGCAAGCAACCGTTGCCGCAAGTCAGCCTCGGAGATAGCCGTCTGAACAGCACCAACGCCACCAGAACCAGAAGCAGCCTGCGCCGCCTTAGCCTGTGCTGCTTGCATAGCTTGCTGATTGGCAGGGGACAGAGTTCCTTGCAAAGCCTGAGACAATGCAGTGCCACCAGCCTGAAGCAATGGCTGTGCTCCAGCACGTTGTTCAGCAGCAGCGGCAGCATAAGCAGCCTTAATCTGTTCAGCGGACTTAGCAGCTTGACTTTGTGCTCTCTGGCTATTGTACGCGCTTAACAATGCTCCACCGCCACCGAGGGCTAGCAATGGAAGGTTCTTTTCAGACAAGAGTTTGTCTAAGAACCCTTTTTCGGCAGGAGTTTTTTGATCTGCGCCTTGCTTGTTAACGTCAGACAATAATTTCTGACCTTCTTCGGTAGCTCCACGAGGATCAAACCCAGGAGATCCAGCACCACCAACAATAGCAGCAATATCAGCACCACCACCATATCCCCCGCCGATTGGTGGAAGAGATTGTGATTGAACTTGAGAAACTGGATAGCCTCCAAATTGAGAAGCCATTTCAGTCATTGCGCTTGCAGGGCTGTAACCCGTGTCGTAGCGGCTGCCGGCCAGCTCAGGAGAGTAACTTCCGTATGAAACATTAAACAAACTAGGATCAGTGGATTGCTGATAACCAGAATATGCTTGCTGAACAGGTCCAATCTGTTGATCGTAAATCATAGCCGAGCCAACAGGAGCCTCAAACGACTGAGCGGGAGCAGTATCAGTTGTAAAACTGGACATGTCTCCAAACCCGCCGAAATAATCATCTTCGCCAAAGAACTCAGGCAAGCCAGTGTCGGGGTTGATAGAGCCAGAACCACCTTCACGTTTCAGACGTGCAGCTTCTTTGGGTGTAATATGGGCAAGTACAGTGTCACCCTTACGGCCCTTAGAGCGCAAGATCTGGGCAAGGGGCTTCAATGAATCTGTTTTCAACACACTAGCAAGACTACGAGACATTAGGCCCAACCTCCGCACCGCCTTTAAGCGACTCTACGTTCCATACGTCAGACTTTGGTTTATCGCTCTCGCCGGAACCAAACACAGTACTAGACGGACTATACCCCATTCCAGGCGCAATGGACAGAGCGTTGCCCAGTGCCGCGCTGCTACCAGGAGTCTTTGGCGCAGACACAGTAGGCTGATAAGGGGTTTGAGCAGATGCTCCCTTAGTTTGTGTTTTCTGGCCTTCAGGAAACGCAGCACTTAAGCCAAAACCTACTGCGCCACCTAATGCAGATGATGCTGTTGGCCCAAGGTTTAAGGCATTGGCAGCGGCCCCAGAAATGCCTCCTGTGGCCCCGCCAAGCAATGCCCCACGCAAGACATCGCCTCCACGCAAAGCAGCCCCTAGTCCGCCTGTAACAGCCCCAGAAATGCCCTTTACGGCCCCTGCACCCAATGCGGCACTGTCAGCAAGAGTTGCACCTCTAATCGGCCCTTGCATTCCTTCAGGCAAAGGAGCATCTGCTCCCAAAGCACCGCCGATTGCGCCAGAAACAGCAGAGCCAACACCGCCTGTAATCCCGCCGACCAAAGCACCTTGTGCAATGTCCCCGCCTTGAATAGCTGCCGACGCAGCCCCAATACCGGCCCCTAACACTGTCCCGCCGACAACCGAGCCAACAGTAGTTGCGCCAAGAATAGCCGTCCCCGCCACCTCTGCACCAAGCAAAGCAGTGCCGATGCTAGCAGCCGTGATGCCAACTTCAGCTAATGCAAATCCGGCAATGAGAGGTACGGCTGGCATTACAGGTCCATTTCATACTTGAAAGCAGGAACCATTTTCCCGCCTATCATTTGCTGAGATTGACTGATCTTAACAGGCAAACCAGTTTGTTGCGCTATTTTGTTGAAAGCAGGGCTTGTCGAGTAAGATATGGCTTTCTGGTAACCCATTTCTTTTAAGCTATTAGAGCCAGCCTTGTACCTTTCAGCCAATGTTTCCATAGGCTCAACCGTAAAGGTGTGAAACTCAACGACACCATTGCCCGCTGGCTTGAGCAAAAACACCGTATTTCCAATTTGCAAAAGGCTAACCATTTTGCGCTGGATCATGTTTGCCAATGTGGACATAAACTTTTGAATGTCCTGACCTGGCAGTTCTTTCTTGGCAGATGCTTCAATAATCTGGACAGAGTTCAGCTTGGCCTTCTTAGGGGCTTCCGTCTTGCCTTTAAGCGCACCCATGACCTGAGCGTCTTTGGCTTTACCAATTCCAGGACCAGCAGGAGCAACCATTAGCTTAACCCCAGTGCGTTGACGATCTGTTGGTGCGCAAACACATGCTGCGCCAGCCACTCGTAGAAGTCATCTTCTTTACGAAAGTCAGCATCCAACATATTGAAAGGATTAGACAATCCAAGTTGAGCTGCATAATACTGATGCTCGACCTGATGCGCGAGCAGCCAATCATCTAGGTTGTTTGGATCTGCGGCGTACAAAGGATAAGCAGGGGCAACCAAGCCTTGCTCGAAGAACGAGTCACGAAATAATTGGTGCTGCGTAGAGTTCTCAAACAAGAAAGCATCTAGCCCCTCCGTGTCGCCAAATTCAACAATTGAAAGCGTATCAAAGTTCATCGCCAAACCTCACTTGTCAGCTTTTTTGTCCAGCTTGTCAAAGATCTGCTTCAGAATGTCTTTTACCTCAAGAATGTCCTGCCGGTAATCATCCTTAGTAACGTATTCCGTATGCACCTCACGCTGGAAAGCATTCATCTCGTCTTGTAGCTTACGGATGCTCTCCCAGATCACTCTGAGTACCCAGCCAATAACAGCACCGACTCCAGTGATAATCAGATTGATCGTGTCTTGAGACATTATGCACCTGTAATTTCTACCCACTGCTGGGTATCTTCATTCCAATAATAGATTTTTCCGTCTGTTGGATACGGAATAGGGGCTTGCCACTGGCATGTGGTAGTGTTTAACAACCAACTTGGAAATGGTTTTGGTGGCACAAACGCGTCAAGCGCGGCATCATACGTGTACCCAATTCCAGCAAAGTTTTTACGAAACGATGCGTTATATGATGTTTGTTTCCAATTTGTGTAGCCCCCAGACCATTCGGTCAGAAACGCTACACCCACCGGTTCACTTTCAGGGAACGGCAGATTACTGATCGTTTCATTGTTGACGGCGTTAACGTCAAGAACAATGTTCTGATCATCCAACTTTGCAAAATGTGCCATATCCCACCTTATGCCGTGTATGAACCGTTACCGGTAAATTTCAAAATGGTGTACGCGCCACTTGTCGTAATTGTCGGAGATCCTGTGTATGTGCCTGTGTAAAGAGCTGTTGGGATTGACATAATAACAACGCCCGAACCGCCGGAGCCACCTGTACCACCAGAGCCGCCGCCGCCGCCGCCACCACCGCCACCGCCGGTGTTTGCTGTAGCATTACTGCCAGGCCCACCCGTACCTGTACCGCCAGTCGCACCGCCACCAGAGCCTCCAGCACCGCCCAAACCTGTTAGATATGAGCCACCACCGCCGCCGCCTGCGTAGTAAATGCTGCTACCCGTAATAGAAGATGCAACGCCAATACCGCCTGCGCCGCCAGCCGTGTATGAAACACCGCCTGGCGCAACAGAACCAGCAGCACCAGCACCACCACCGCCAGAACCATCAGTATTTCCTGATCCAGCATTACCACCGGCATTACCTTGCCCTGCTGTTCCTGATCCTCCAGCTCTCCCGTTTCCACCACCACCGCCGCCGCCAGAGCCGCCTGATGTTGCAGTATGACCATTGGTTGTCGTTCCAATACCGCCAGCAATAGCAGTCAGAGTAGTTCCAACACTTCCTCCGGTGATTGAGCTGTTAGAAGCTGCCGTACCAGCACCAGTGTCAAGCGGACCACCCGCGCCAACTGTTACGGTGTATGTAGTGCCAGCCGCTAACGTCGTTGTGGTATCTGAGATTAAGCCGCCCGCACCACCGCCGCCAGCGTAGTTAAAGCCACCCGAACCGCCCCCTGCAACAACCAAGAAGCTAGCCGTTGCTGCTGGAGTTGTGATGCTGTTTGATGATCCAGACGGTGCGCTATTGCCAATCAAATTGGTAGCGTAAACCGTAAATGTATAACTGGTGCTTGGTGTTAGTCCAGTAATAGTTATTGGAGATGTGGCAGATGTAGCAGTGACATTGCCCGGCGTAGACGTTGCAGTGTAACTTGTGATTGGAGTTCCTCCATTGCTGGAAGAAGCTGTAAAGGTCACATTTGCACTTGCTGAATTGATAGCCGTTGCCGTTCCAATAGTAGGCGCACTAGGAACAGAGGCGGTTGTAACAGGGTTTGAATAACCAAACGGGCTGTCGCCATAGAAATTGGTTTCATAAACAGCAAACGTGTAGTTCGTGTTTGATGTCAAACCAGAAATTGTAATCGGAGACGAACCATTTGTGTTGGCAGTTTTATTGCCTGGAATGGATACAGCCGTCACTCGTGTGATTGTATTGCCGCCATTGTAACCTTGAGTAAACGGAATGGTGGCAGTCAAAAGATTAGCTAATGTTCCGCTACCAAGAGTAACAGTTCCAACGGCTGGAGCAGAAGGGGCTACCGGCACAAATCCAGGCCAGTTACGCGCATAAACAGCTTGCTGGGCATCAAAAAGATGCCACACGCCATTAGCTGACGCGCTAGTCGTTCTATTTTGGGGACCGATAATGCCGCCGTTAGAACGTGTTGACATTAGCTGATGACCTCATACCCGCAAGCCACTGTGATCTTGCTTGCTGCGTTAGCCGTTGCTCTCAATACGTCGCCTTCCAACAACCAAAGCTGCTTAGACAACACGTCCAAAGTAGCACCAGTTGGAATGGTGATACTAGATGCAACATTGTAAGCCGTTGAAGAACGAAACACATCAATCGTAATCAAATAGCTGGAGGCGTTGTCACCATTGCTGCAATACAAACTGTCAATCTTGCAGACAGTGTTGCTACCGGCAGAGTTGGTCACAACCGTAGTTGGCGTTGCACCAGCAGTTACAAGTGCCGTCTGACCGTAAATTGCCGCCACATTGACGATATTTGGATTAGCCATTTTTAACCTCCAAAGACAATCGCCATTGCGATAGCCTTACCTGTTGATACGCCACCAAGATTGTTTAATGCTGTGACTGCCGTATTTGCGCCTGTACCACCTTTAGAAATAGGCAAAATAGCAGATGAAGCCCCAAATTGAGTAAACACAATTGCAGATGTGCCAATGGTAACCGGAGCAGGAGTCTGTTGCACCCACATTGTGTTTTTGTTAACTGTCCCAAGCTCAACATAAAAACCATCGCCAGCGTTTATCTCTTCTGACTGGTCATAATCTGTTGCTCTTGTTAAAACAAATGATGTTGTGGCATTGCCAACAACAGTGACTGTGTACGGTCCATTTTGAACCGTATTTGTTTGATCTTTAACAAGAATACGTTGAGTGGCTGTCGGAGATGAACTATCAACGATCAAAGCACCTGATGTTGTTGCTACTAAATTTGCACCTACACCAGATGTTCCGTTATTATATGTAACAGATAGATTAGCGGTGGTTGCATAATCACAAGATATTTGTGCTGTAAGGCCAGCAATCTGTGAATTAAGCATGTTCATATTAACAATAGCAGTTCCTACGTTTGCATTTGTTAACGAAACATTTCCCTGACTAAAAGTAATAACATTGGCAAGACCAATCGTACCCGTTGTGGAAATAGGGCCACCAGTCAGGTTAGCATCGGTGCTAATAAGCGTTACGGTTCCGCTACCACCACCGCCGCTTGATGATCTTGCTGTTTTAAGCATTACATACCATCTCCAGGAGTTATATATATCTTAGCAGTGCCGCTTGCCGTTACCGCAGTAAAATACTGATTAGCATTAAAAGTTAAGATTTCATCCGTTCCCGCCAAAAGAGGGAAAGCTCGACCGGTTGTTGTGACAACAGTGGCATTGGCATTAGCCGCCGCAGCAGAGTCTCCCCATCCCATAAAGACCGTCACAGTGCCATCGTTGATCACACGGTACTGAGTGCCGCCGATTGTTGTTGATAGGGCTTGTACGGGCGTAGGAGCAGCAGTAGCCGCTGTAAACGTCACCGTATTGCCCATTGGTGTAAACGCTTGAATGCCCATTTTATCCCTTTACAATGTTTACAAGGCGAGTGTTAGGCTCCAAAGCCAGAAACCCATGCCATTGTCCTACTTCCCAATCAAGAACCGCGCCTGTGTGTGCAACCAACTCCCATGCGCCATCTTGACCAAATGCTTGAACTGAACCACGCGCCACAATGCTGATATGAATGTCATGCTCGCCATGAACGTGCAAGGGTAACTCGTCCCCAACAACGTCAAAGTCGTAGATTTTCCCTGTCAAATTACCAATAGCAAGTGGGCGTTCATGCAACGACATTTGGACCAACCTGTTCAATAACGGGGAGAGGCTCTGGTTCAGGCGGTGCAATTGGGTTTGAACCGTCCCAACCCCAACCAATCTGAGGAATAATTCCCCCTTGGTAATCAACAAGCGTTAAACCAGCATTAGGCTCCCAAGGAGTAACGCCATCCCAAACCACAATGTTGTTAATTTTGTTGTCTTGATCAATAAGCAGATACATTTTTAACCCTCAATACACTGTTACGATCACACGCCCAACCGCACCAGCCCCACCAGTAGTTGTGCCTTGACCACCGCCACCACCGGGAGCAGAGCCAGCCCCACCAGTTGCGCCGCCGACTGCACCACCATTACCGCCAAAAACAGAAGTTCCAACCTGTGACTGAGATGACCCGCCTTGGCATGGAGCATAGTATTGATTCTTAGGGTATACGCTTGATGATGTTTGATAAGAATAAGTGCCACTCAATTCAACTGAACCAGCAATTAATGTAAGGCCAGATGATGCTGACAATCTTCCTGATGCACCATCAACCATGGTAGTATTACAGCCTATAGTGTATCTAAACCCACCAATTCCACCAACATGAGTAAGATAAGACCCAAAAGTAATACTGCCACCTGTGCCGCCAGCAGCAGTTCCAGTTGCTCCCGCACCACCCGCGCCGATAGTTACTGAAACAGTTGATGCCAAATCAGAAAGCAAACATGTTGTGGAAGAATAACCACCTCCACCTCCAGCACCGATGCCGTTTCCACTTTGTCCCGCACCGCCGCCGCAACCCCAAATCTGAATAACAGCATAAGTACCAGATGCTGGCTTAGTCCAAGTTCCAGAGGCGTTAAATACTTGGCGGTCAGATGCTACTCCACCTCCGCTTGCAGCTTGAGACACCCATGCAGTGCCGTTGCTGGTTAACACGTTGCCTGATGTTCCTGGCGTTGGCCCAGAAAGAGTCAACGTACCAGAAGATGTGACAGGTCCACCTGTAAACGTAAAACCAATGGTAGAATTAGCATTAATGCTGGTAACAGTTCCAGATCCACCGCCACCGGAAACGGTTGCCCAAGCACCATCGCCACGCAAAAAAGTCGTAGAATTAGCAGTACCCGTCGCAGAAATAGACGCAACATTGATCTGGCTTGCACCATTGGTTAAACCATTGACTGCATTCTTGATGGTCGTGAAATTGGTATCGAGGCTCGACAACGATTGGGTTGTCGTAGCATTTCCAAACGTAAACGGAACCGTTACAGGAAGTGACATTAGAACCTCGCCCTTAATTCGTATTCCATTTCCAGAGTGCTATAGACCAAAGCCGGACTTTCTGATTGTAGCGTAAGTCCGAGATATTTTCCATACTGCTGCGCGTCATTCTTATAAAGGTAATAGCCCGTCACCAAACCAATCCAGCCGATTGCAACATTGCTGTTGTTTTTCCAACCAATAATTGTTCCAGTAGGGTTTTGCCAATCAATGAAATTGGTAGCCGTGTAAGTGCCAGCAGTCCCCAATCCAGTTTCATTGTCCACCGTAACTGTAACAGTGCCGCCAGAAGCCCCAAGAATGGCCTCTAGACCCCATTTAAGAGCTTGCTTGTCGCGGATGGTGTCGTTCATAGGCCAGAGAGCAGATTGAAGCTCTGAACTAATTGCAATTGTGCTGTCGTTATACAACTTCTGAAGGTTTGTGCCATTAGTGCTGTAAAGGAACACACCGCCAGCCTGAGCAACAGATGTCACACGCGCAGTCGGACCTTGACTGGTTATAAACCATTTTTTGTCAAAGAACACCGCTTGAACAGGGCGTGTTGTGCTTGTTAGTGGGTCATCATAATAAAAATTGAACGCAGCGCACAGAATGTTGTTCAACAAAACCTGACCACCCGTGATGGGGTAATCAAAGTTAATGTTAGGGAAAACACCGTCCAAGGCGTCTGACAACTTGCTGGTCGTTGCCCCGACAAGTGCGTAGATCCCGTAATCTGTGGCAAACAACAATGACCTGAAATACGGGAAGATTGCGTCAATGCGCCGAGACCCAATAGATGCGGACACGTTTGTATTAGTAAACAACGTATTGCCAGCCGTCCCTACGCGCACATCCGAGAACACGTTGATGCTGTTCTCACCGAACACATACAGAAAATTGTTAGCCGAGACCAAGGCATTGATCTTGCTGTGCAGCGTATCATCCTGAAGGTTGATGTTGCCGGCAGACACCGTGATGTAGTCGTTGTAAGCACCAGCAGCCGAGTAGAACACCGTACGGCCTTGAGCAATCCAAACTCGGCCCTGAAACGAAGCAATGTCTACGTTTTGATCAACGGTTGTAATAGCTTTAGCTGTAGCACCAGATCCACCACCGCCGCTAAAAGACACTGTTGTGTTGGCAATGTAGTTATTACCAGGATTGGTAACAACAATCTGAGTGACAGCCCCACCGTTTACAATTGCAACAGCATTAGCTGCCGTGCCAGCCCCTGTGATTGTCACATTTGGAGCGGTTGTATAACCAGTTCCGCCAGCGGTAATAAGAATGCCTACAGCACCCGTTTTAAACGTCAAGAATCCTGCGACAGCAGTAGCATTAACGCCATTTGCACCCGTAGGTGCGCTAATTGTGACCGTTGGTGTAGCCGTATAACCCGAACCAGCTTCGGTAATGGCAATAGCAGACACTAAACCAGAACCGAGTTTGGCAATAGCGTTTGCACTTGTCCCGCCACCGCCCGTAATTGTTACAGCAGGAACATTGGTATAACCCGAGCCTGGGTTAGTGACGCTAATTACAACAACATTGCCAGCTTGAATAGATGCAGAAGCCTGTGCTTGAACGCCAAAAGAGCTGCTAGGAGGCGCAACAGTGACCGTAGGAACTGACGTATAAGCAGATCCTATGACATCAAGGCCAATGCTTATGATGGTTCCAGATGCGTTTGAAATAGCGCAAACAGCAGTTGCTGGTACACCGTTTGTGACGTTTGGCGCACTAATTGTAACCGTAGGAGCTTCAATATACCCCGCACCAGGGTTTGTAATGCCAATTGCACCTACAGATCCAACAGGAATAAGGTCAATTGCATCCCATGTGTAATAGCCTTTGACGGGATCAATAATAATTGAACGTTCGTTTTTCCACTGTTTTGCTCTTACGCCAGTGCCGGTAAACGTTCCAACAGGAGCTACGTTGCCTTTTGTAGAAGTTGCAATGTTGTAATACTCAGCACGACCGTCAGATTGAAACGCCAAAAGGTAGTCAGCGTTGTTGATGTTAACGCTGCAAAATTGAGTGACCGTATTGGACCACGTAGCAGCCACATTTGAGTAGTTAGGAACTACCTTAAGATTGCCAAACCCGACAGGCTGAACATTTTCAATCCATGAAAACTCATCCTCACCAATAGCCGTACGATTGGCTTTAGTGTTCAAACCCTTAAAGGATTTGGAGACATGGTACTGTTTTTTCTGTTCGGGAGATGCTGCCATGATCAGTACGGATGACTATAAGGGTCAGGCATCCTGCGGGTGAACGTAGTGGACAGGACGTTCTGAAGTTGTTGGACATATTGCTGTTTGAACAGTTCGGCTTCGCCATAGCTCTGTTCTTTAAACTTTGCCATGTAAGCCGCATAGAAAGGTACAGGGTCTTTCCACGGATCTACAATGTCGGTATCAACGTCATCTAAAGCCACAAGATCTGTAGGCCGAACAACCGTGTCTAGCTCTGTGACGTAATCTTGATCAGGCACAGGGGCTACAAAATATTTGTTTGGCCCGTACATCGAGTAAATGACTGGCTGACCCTGATAATTGATCCAGTAACGCATTTGAGCGTTGAATTGTGTCCATGAAACATAACGCAATGGAACACGAGAATTTCCCCAATAAACATTGAGGTTAATTACGTCCATCGTCTTTGTGCCTTCAGGGAGAGTAGAAAAATCGTATGATTCAATGCCGGTAAGCACAGCACTTGTTTGAAGAATACGATGACAGCCCGTATCACGCACAAGGCGTTGACGAGCATCATTGATGTCGATTGTTAGTTCTTCGTCCGTCCAGAAGTTGGCATTTGCATCATGCAGCAACCGTCTGACGACAAAAATGTAATCGCTCAAAGTTACAATCATGACACCACCACATTATTTAACGTCCTTTCCCCCGCCCCGCCGTGAAACGGGGAGGGGTACTCGTTCTACCACTGGGGACGCATTGTGGTAGCTCTGAGGCTTCTCCTCGGTTATCACAAACTTATTGAGACGCTCCATAGCCTTAGGAACGTCATTGTTTGTGACCGCCCAACCAAGGCGAGCCAAACAGGGAGTCTTGTCAGACATCTTATAAGCAAAGATGTGTCGGGCCACATAGTCGGGGATCTCCACCGGTTTGTTGGGAGAGAAGGCATACTGCACACTATCCCACTGGTCGATGAAAAACTCTTCCCCGACATTTGTGACCCAAACATTAGACATTAGAACTGTACCACTTCACCAAACACGTTGAACCGAACAACATGGTTTGCTGCGCCCGCTGTGTTAACTTTCACATAAAGTGCAGAAGCCGTAACGGCCCCTGACAGGTATGCCGAGGCAATTGTCAGGTCTTGGAAGGTGTTTACAGCCGTAATGTTGGTCAGATTCTGCGATGATGCCACTGCGTTGCTAGTATTACCATCACTCGAAGTGATGATAGACACCTGTGTTGGCAGCAAAGTCTGTACCGTTCCACCAGCCGTATTAGCCGGATTGCAAACGGTAATACGACGTACAATAAACGAACCCGTATTAGGTGTTAGACCACCGTCAAGGATTGGCAAAATTGCAACCGTATTACCGGTGCTCGATACAGACACTTGGGTAGCCGTCGCAACGCGATAGTTACCAAAGTCATCTTGCGTATTAGATGCAACTCGATTTGGATTACCCATAGGTTATACCCCTTTACGAGTTGTATTGACCGGTCGCGTTCTGACCACCATTCACACCATACAGCGTCAAAGTCTGGGTTGCAGTCGTTGCGTTGCCGCGCATGTTGTAACCATCAGAAATGATGGTGCCACCAGTGTTGGCTGCAAGATATGTGACCCAGTTGTTGACGTTAGCTGCACCCGTATTCAATTCAATGGTCACATTGCTAGTTGCAGTCGGAAGGACATACATACCAGCAGGGATATACTGAGCCGAAGACGTACCAGCGTTCAATGCAGTCAAGTTACCAATACCAACTGAGGTAATGGTTGTAACTTGCAAATACGCTGAAGGAGCGTTGGTGAGAGTGCTTGCGACGAGGATTTTTGAAATACCACCAGCCATGATTCAAGCTCCTCTTACAGTGACAGCGAGTTGTAGCCAGTAACCTTAGTCATCGACTTAGGCTTCGTGCTGACAAGCTCGGCAATTGTTAACACTGCACCGACGTAACCAACTTGCCAGTTAGGCAGAGTGGATTCAAAGCCGGTAAACACGAACTGACCCTGCTCATGGATATAGAGCGACAGGTAGTTGTTGTTCAGGAGATACAGAGTACCTTCTGGGCAGTAGGGATCTGGGTAAATCGGCACACCAGCAACCATGAGGGCGCGGAAAGCAGCCTGAGGACCATTGCCGTCACCGTCAAAGCCGGAGCCTGGGGTGATGACATACTGTTCCTGACCGACATAATCTTGAGCCAGCAGAGTCCAAGTACCAAAGCCACAAACACCAAAGGAAGGTACTTCTGCACCCTTCTTAACAGTGCCGGAGATGTACTGAAGGACGTTCTGACGGGTAGGATTAACCGAACCAGCGGCATACTGACCGGACTTCCACCAAGTGTAGGTAGAGCGGTTGATGTTGCCATAAGTGGCAGTGCCGGTCCCATCATCAACAGCGGCTGGCAAGCCAGTAAACTGCTGAGTGTTGGTCGTGTTGTTGTACAGCGAATAAGCCATCGCATCCATCATCACGTTGGTCGCATCGTTCATGCGAGCTTCGATCAGAGGAATGATAGCATGATCCTGCTGCACTGCGCCTTCCATACCGAGGAATGGAACTGGAGCAATCATCAGCTTCAGCGTAAATTCGGCGTTATACGCGCCCTGCTGAACTGACGGCTGTGCGAAGGAACCGCTGTAGTCGGACCACTGAGCATTTACGAACTGTGAGCCTTGTACGGGAACTGTAACAGACGAGACACCGCCCGTTGCAGTCTGTGAGTTGGCAATCAACGCAGCCATAAGTGGGGTGGAGTTGTAAAGCTGCACCACCAGCTTAGGGATGAACGCACGACGCGTAACGTACGTGAGTTCATTAAACTGCGACGAGCCGGTAGCTGGGATAATACCACCACCAATAGCCATCGTTAACCTCTTCTAGGTTGTTTCAGCGTCCCCACACTGCTTTAGATACCGAACCGTCCAGGGTGCTTACGGAGTTCCATAAGTGCCTTAGATGCTTCGTCACGGGCGGCTCCTACCGGATTCTTATGGAACTTTGACAGCGTGTCACGCGCAGTCTCGTTCATGAAATGTGGGTTGTAAAAGCTCTGGCCCGTAGGCTTTGAGTTTTCACGCATCCACTGATCATATTCCGCAGCAGTCTCGTGATTCTGAATGCCCTTTTCGAGCATAATCTTTTCAATGCGACCAATATCTTCTTCGGACGTAGCTTTGCCCTTGGAAATCAACTCGCGACGTCGACGCTCAAGCTCTGCAAGAGCACCGTCCTCACGCTTTGACGCTTCCATCTGGTCGAGTTTAGATTGCATAACCTGTAATCGAGCATCCATGCGGTCTTGCATGTCGATGGTGTCGATTGTCATCTCAGGACGCGCTTTCTTCGTCAAACGAAGAAATGCCTCACGAGTTTCAGGATTTTCTGCAAGCTGACGCGAAATGAGAGCAAGCTCATCTCGTGCTTCGGGCGAAAGATCTTCTAAAGAAGCCATTGTTGTCCCCTATGTGCTTCAGATTACTTTACGACCATCGCCGGGTGGCTTGATCGTCATGCTATTCTTTGCAGTAGCTTTATTGGCACTAGAAAGACCGCCCATCGGAGCAAACCGAGGTGGGTTGGTAATCTGACCATTCTGCTGCTGGTTAGTCGTTGGATTACGAGGTGCGGCTGCGCCGCGAGGCTTAAAAAGATCCATGTTAGGACATCCTTACATCGGCATGGGAGGTGCGCCACCAGGAGGCATACCGCCTGGAGGGGGCATTGGAGGTGCGCCAGCGGGAGGACCACCTGGAGCATTCATCAAACCGAGATTCGGAGGTGCCCCAGCAATCGAACGAGAACCTGGAGTGCCGCCACCGGCTTGAGGAAGGTTTTGCAACAGTTGCAGAATCTCAGCGTTTTGAAGTTCGCCGGTTTTCTGCTTCTTGGGTCCGAGAAGGCCGGTCAATGCCGACAATGCAGACATCAGACGCTTACCTTCTGGGGACTCGCTGCCAACAGCAGGAAGAGCTTGTTCCAGCAGATCAAGAGCCATGCTCACATTGATCAATGCTGCCTCGCGTTGACCGTTCTTCGGTTCAGGCGTGGACATCGGCGTAGGAATAGGAGGCGTAGTATCTGAAGGAGGCGCACCTGGTGGCAAAGCACCACCGGCAGCAGGGCCACCCGACATCATAGCCATCAAGTCTTGTTCGTTCGCCATAACAAATCCTCAGATAGAAAAATCGAGGGAGAATATATTTGAAGTTCCCTCCCCCTCAAGGGAAACGCATTAACTAGCGGGACGAACCCGTAGTAATTAACGCTTTGCCTTACGACCTTTGCGACGCATGATGCGCTCCTCTAGAAAGGTGTTGTGGGAAGGGTGATAACGTAATCCTTAGAGGATTAACGCTTTGCTTTACGACCGCGACGACGAGCCATGTTAAGCTCTCCTAGGTTAAAGTGAACGTCCCCAATTGCGAACTGACTTTCACATCAGTATCTCTTCATCCTAGGGCCACCGCGCTTTGCAGCAGGAGCTTTAGAACGAATATTCTGTATCTTGTAAGTCATGCTAGCAGGTTTATTAGACTTTGCCAAATTGCTTGCTTTTGCCCGCATTTGACCGCCCGCACCTGATGCT